AGACCAATTGAAAAGAAACAAAGAGAGATCGAGAAGTTAACAAGAAGTGCTGAACTTAACTTTACTAGACCAATCCAGGCTTTACAAGAAAGATCTGCAGTACTATCTCATGACCTAGATGTCATGAACAAGGCTGCAGAAGCAATCAATGAAAAATATGATAAGCAACAAGAAGCATTAACAAAAGTCTCTGAAATTAATCAGCAGATTATTAGCCAACAGCAACAACAACTTGGTTTGGCAGATGCCCTTTCACAAGGAGATATCTCCGCAGCAGCAAAAGCAGTTCAAGAAATTAGAGCAACTAATGCATCAAATTATGCAACAAGCGCACAAGATGCTTTGCAGAAGTCAAGAGAAAATGAAGTAAGCGGTCTTCGTGGTGGAGTTAGCGGAAAGTCTCAGAAAGAAATTGAGGCAGAGCAGTGGGATATTAGTCAGAAGACTTACGACCTAGAACTCAAAAAGGCAGCGGTAGATAAAGAAATTCTTGCAATACAAGATTCTATCTACACTCTAGAGCAGTCTAGACAAGTAGCACTTGATGCAATTCAAGTTAAGACAGATGCCATCGCTGCGATTACATTTGGAACATTACTAGATCAACAAAACAAACTTAAGGCAATTAATGATCAGTTGCTTCCGCTACAGTCACAGAGTGATTTGTTGGCAGCACAAATTACTGCAAATGATAAGAACAGAATTATTCAAGGCCAGACTAGAGCAGAGTGGGATCTTACATTAAAGGCTGCACAGGCTGCAGAAAAACTTGCAAAGGGAGATCTTGCTTTAGCACTTGCTGGTATTAATTCAGTTTCTGGAAAAGTAAAGGGTGCATGGGATGACATTAAGGCATCTTATGATGGAATAAAAGATAAGTCTATAACTATTACTCAGCATATAGTTACTACATATGGTGCTGCACTTGGTTTACCAGATCCAAATGCAGGAAAGATAGATCCAAATGCAGGAAAGAAAGATCCAACAAAGTCACCAGGTGCAGCATGGATATCTGACGGTAAGGGTGGATGGAAGCAACCAACTAAGCCTGTTGGAGATTATGGCTGGGATGATACAAAGGGTTGGGTAAAGGGATACTACAAAGATGATGCAAAAATTCCAAATGGAGCATTTGTTGAATCTGAGTCAGAAAAAAATCTGAGAGCAAATGCACTCTTAAATACATCAAAAGCAGCAGCCGAAAAAAATGAGAGAGACCTTCTAGCAAAGCAAAAAGATTACGACTCTCTTATGGCGGGGGTATCAAGACTCCGTTCTGATGGAGATAATGGACTAGCATCTGCAGCAATGAATAGAATTACTGCAAAATACCCAGGTGGCCGCCCTTCAACATTTGCAAAGGGTGGGCTTGTTGACACAGCAAAATTCTTAAGCGGAGGATTCTCAGTAGGAAGAGATACAGTTCCAGCAATGCTAAGCCCTGGAGAGTTTGTTATGAGTAAGTATGCTGTTGATTCTTATGGGGTTGAAAAAATGAAAGCAATTAATTCAGGCACAAGCGTAGGAGATTCAGTGTATAATTATAACCTAAGTGTTAATGTCAAGTCTGATGCAAACCCAGATCAAATTGCTAGAACTGTTATTGCACAAATTAAGCAGATAGACTCACAAAAAATAAGGGGGACTAGAATCTAATGGCTACTTCAGCATATATGAATGGTAGAAGAAAGTATGGTCGTCCACAGGCTGTTTTGTTTTCTAACAATCCTGGCACTCTTGTAAATGGTCTCTATGTTCCAAATGGTCTTGAAATCGGACAAGACCCAGGTTCTGTTGTTGACCCATCTGTAATAGATGAATTTTTAATTCTTTCAGACCACAACAGATCTGAGATCAAGGTTACTCCAAACCGAATAGAAAAAAGAGAAAGAATGATTAATGGCCATATGCGTTCATACCATATTGCTGATAAGATGAACTTTGATTTTTCATGGGATGAACTGCCTTCAAGGGCTTTTGGACTAAGGCCAGACTTTAACACCACAACAGGTAAAAGTACGCTTATAGGGGCTTCAGGGACCCCTTCAGCACCACCTCAGCAGTACACTGTAGATGGTGGAGCAGGCGGAGGAGAACTGCTTGACTGGTATGAAAATCATACTGGATCTTTCTGGATGTTCTTGGCCTACGATAAGTACAATAATTTTGGCAATGATAATGCAGCCTATGGACACCTAAATCAATATAATGAAATTGTAGAGGTTTATATTTCTAAGTTTGATTATACAATTTCAAAAAGAGGTCAGGCATTTGTTTCAGGGTATGAAACACTTCCTGGCGGAGACATAGACCACAGTAAGCCAATACGTTCAGGTGGGCACGATCTCTGGAATGTTTCTCTTTCTTTGGAAGAAGTATAATGTTTAAAAATGAAGAACTTCAGAAACACCTAGAAGAGTCTCAAACAATCAGAAGCCGTTCTGCAGTTATTGCTGAATGGAATATGAACATCCCGTCTAACATAGAAAAAATTGGAAACTACAGATACAGACCAACTCAGCCAGAATCAAAGTTTTTCTTATTACCAAATACTTTTGATATGAATGATGATGGAGGATATTACACAGACGCAACAGATTCTGATGTAAAAATTGATGGTGGTTTAGATGAAGAAAATGAAAATATTCCAACAACTATATTAACAAAAAAAGAAAAGTTTAAAACAATATATTCTTTAGAGGATTGCTTTAAGCAGTTTCGACCAAGATCTGGAATCAACAAAGCAAGGTTTAGTGCTAAATCATATATTCACCACTCAAATGTTAGCATGGCGAATAGACCAAGATATTACATGGCAGATAGACAAGATCCATTTAAGTACTGGACATCCTATAGAAAAGAAGATAGCGTAGAGTATGGTGTTGCAAATAACCTAGTCAACGGACAAAACTCTATAGAAGACACAGTTCCTTTTGTAGTTTATAAGAATGATATTCCAACTAACAGAATTGTTGTAAAAATGCAGACCCACATAGGAGATATAAATCTTGGCTCTTTTAGTTGGGATGGCAAAACATTTCTAGATCCATTCTACGGTGATTCGAATAAAGCAACACCAAAAAAGTGGAAGATCCAAACATTAAAGAATAATAATTGGGTAGATACGATATCCTTTAATCCAAGTACAACAAGACCAGATGGATCGCCTATCATTGGTCCCGACGGATATGTGGAATTAATGTACGGCCTAAAGGTTCCAGATAAATATAAAAAAATATTTGCATTTGCCGAAACAATATCTTCAACCAATGTTCTTCCCGATAAAAATATTGACGGGTATGCTTACTTGCTTATTGAAAACCCTGGTGAAATTGGAAGATTTTATATTTGGAATGATGGAATTTATGAGACATTCGTTCCCTCATACGGGTGGCAACTTGCAGAAGATGAAACTTCAAGACTAACAAATTTTGTTACAGACTTTACAAACCCAAGTTATTATACCTCCGCTTCTGAGAGTTCAAAGAAGTATCGTGAATTTGAAAATATTCGGGGTATCAGAATAGTTGTAGACACAATGACAAAGGTAGATACAACATTCGACCTTATTGAAATATCTCCAAGACTTGCTTCTAATATTACTGACAGGGTTACTGACTTCTCTGTAACAAAGAGCGCTTCAGACTTAGGAATCAGTGGGCTACCAGTAGGACAACTTTTAGCCTCTACAGGTAAATTAAAGATTTTTGATTTTGATGATTCTTTTTCTGAAATAAATCCAAACAGCATTATCAGAAATTATCTTTCTAGAAATATCCAATTTAAGTTTTATGATATAGTTGTTGATCTTGGTGGATATGATTACTACATCCCAATAAAGACAATGTATTCAGACTCATTCCCAGAGGTTTCAAACTCAGACAAGATGGCTGACATTACTTTAAGGGATATGTTCTTTCACTTAGAGTCTTCCATTGCTCCACAAATGTTGCTGACAAATGTATCAGTAAGTTCTGCAGTATCCCTACTTCTAGACTCAACTGGTTTTTCAAATTACACATTTCGCAGAGTTGCTGGAGAAAAAGAAATGATTATTCCATATTTCTTTATTCCCCCAGACACAAGTGTTGGTCAAGTTCTACAAGATTTAGCAATATCTACTCAGACTGCAATGTTCTTTGATGAGTATAATAACTTTATTACAATGAGCAAGAACTATATTATGCCTTCTTTAACTGAAAGAGAAACAGATATTACTCTATACGGAACAAAAGATCAGGCAAAGAGCGGAATCATAAATAATTTTCATACTAACAATAAACTTGCCAACATCATTGACTTTACAACACAAGACACGAAACCATATAATGATGGATCAATTACGTACACATCTAGGTCTATTCAGAGATCTATCCCTTCTGTTAAGCAGTCTATGCTTATTGACAACGATAGAACATACATCTATAAGCCAGTTTTGTTATGGGAAGTAACTGGAGAAGAAAACCTCAAGTCTTCAAATGGCCAGGTAGGGAGCCAGTCAACATACTTATTAGCAGCAATACCTCTTAACTCAAACTTATCAGATCAAAAGCCAGTAGTCGTAAATCGTGTACTGCAAAATAATACAATGAATTTTGGAGAAGCAGTCTACTGGATAACAAGATATAACGGATACTTTTATGCAAATGGAGAAATCATCAGGTATGATGCAGTAGAATACAATGTTGCAGGAATTGGCAATGTTTGGATTACAGATGTTCAAGAGTACTCATCATATTTATCAAAGGTTCCTTTTAACGGAAAGATGTACCCAACTGGATCTGTAAGAATCTATTCTGAGCCAAACTACGAAGAAGTCGGTGGAGTCTTAAGACTAAGAAATGGCGAAGTTGCTAAGCATGGTAGGGGGCAATTTGGAACACCAGTTGTTTCTCATAGTGCTGGGCTAAACCCTTATTGGTATGATAATGCAAATCTTCGTGGAGTCACAATGAAATCTGACATTCTTTTTAATTCATCTGCTTCAGAACTTCCAACAAGCGCAGAAGGATTATCGCAAGGCGCAGCAGGGCTAACAGCATTCGTTGATCTTGGAACACCTGCTGTTGGAACTCCATCAACAAGTAATGAACTTGCTAAAAAAACAACAAGGAATGGAGTTATTAAAAATTTCTTATCCTCTACATACATAGATCAGTCAGTTGCAAATACACTACAAAGTACACAGAGTGGATCAGTTCAGTCTTCTGCACTAGTAGTTAGTGGTCCTTCCCTGACTACATACCCAACTCCAAACCAATTTGTTTCATATGTTTACAAAAAACTTTCAAATAAGTTTACACATTTTGGAACAAGAGTAAGAATTGTTGGAAAAATAGAAAACAGCACTGACTCCAGTCAAAGTGCTACGGGAAATTCAACATACTACGTAATACCAGGAGATGACCCTTCAAAGAGTATTAGTATATCTGGCGGTGGTGGTGGTATGGCAGTACTAATAGACCCAACAACAAACAATGGTTATTATTTTGAGATTGCAGCACTTGGATCATCTGGCTTAACAAATAAAGAAAATTCAAATGTAAACAATGTTTTCTTTTATAAAATATTAAAAGATGCTAGAAGCAATGCCGTACCAGTAAAACTTTGGGAAGGACTAACAAACATAACCGTTGATGATGGCAACTTTGTTGGTCAGTACAGAGTAGCAGCAGAAGAGAATCCAACCGTCTATGACTTATCTGTAGAGTATCAGGATATTGGATCTATTAGAAGATTTTTCCTTTACATAAATAACACACTGATAAAAACTGTGGATGATATCTCTCCTCTTCCGATACATAACAATATGGCTCTTTTTGTAAGAGGCGGATCTAGGCTCATGTTTGAAAATGTCTTTGCTATTTCCAACAACTATTCAAAGAATACTGCCTATGCGCTAAGCACACCAGTAAATTCAATATTTGATGACGGACAAATAACAGTCAATGAATCTTTTAGAAAGTATTCAATGAGTGGTATTGTTCAATCAACATACCTGTCTGGCATAGAATCTTCAGACTCCCCATCACATAACATATATTTTGAGGAATTTGGAACAATCATGCGTGAAGCATCTTTATTTAATGTAAGATATGATAAGGCTTGGCCTGCACTTTATGCAAAAATGTCTCCAACATTTAATAGCCTGAAGGGTTATACCGTATCTGGATTTAGAGCGGGATCGTATGGAGCAGAGTTTATGGTATTCAACTCAACAGATACAGCCCTAAGTTTAGACTCAAGTTCTGGAAACTACTTAAGAATTCAGGGTGTAACATTTACTCAGCAGTCTCAAAACTCTCTTAAGGTAGATGAGTATTTTTCTAAACTTTCTAATTTAGCAGATCCAAACATTAGTAATGGTGTAGTGATAGAATCACCGCTCAAAGCAAAGAAAGACTATGAAGACATAAAAATTAGCAGGCTGACTTATGGTAAAAAAGATTTCAACTTAAATGTTCCATACGTTCAGACACAGGATGACGCAAATGATTTGATGAAGTGGACAATATCAAAAATAATGAAGCCAAGAAGAAGCATTGGTGTAAAAGTTTTTGCATTGCCAACAGTACAACTTGGAGATATCGTAAAGGTTGATTATTTTGAAAATGGAATCAATAAGGGTGGCAATGATAGATTTATTGTTTACAGTATTCAGTATTCAAAATCAGAAAAGGGTCCAGATATGACGCTATACTTGAGTGAGGTGGTCTAATGTCAACAGAAGCAACATCCCCACAACCTTCCAATAACAGTACATCTGCAGCATACCCAGCAGTTAAGGTCGCTACCCCAGATCTATTTATTTTTAAAGACGAAGTAATCCCTGTTGAATTGATGACAGACTTAATCTTTGAAGATATTGGTGGACATGAACTTATCACTTTGTCCAGAAATGATTTAATATCTGGTCAAACAATTTCATACCAACCAATTAAAAACATAAGCAGTCTTTACTTGCAGTACAACCCACAAAATATTCTTAACCTGCAAGATACATCTGTTACCATATTTAAAAATTTCCCTATAAAGATTGAAAAGTCTTTGCCAGCGGTTGGGACTGGACCAGGAGGTAAGACCGTATACCTTAATGATAACGGAGATCTTGTTATCGAGGTCGTAAATCTTGAGCCAGATGAACAGATTGATATTCAAATTTTAATTTCTGGGGACAGACTTAATGGTACAATATATGAGGGGACAATATAATGATTACAGAAAAAGGAAAGTCTATCATAGCCAAATATCTTATTGGCCAGGCTCCCGCATACGCTTCTTATATTGCAGTAGGCTGCGGAGCAAAGCCACTAGATACGGTAGATGACTTTGGAGACTATTCAGATAAGAAATCTTTAGACTTTGAGATGCTTAGGGTTCCTATTATTTCCAGGGGATTTGTAAATGAAGATGGAAATGACAAAATTGTATTAACAGCAGAACTGCCATCAGACGAAAGATATGAAATAACAGAGGTAGGAGTATACTCAGCAGGATCTAACTCTTCTGCAGGGTCTTTAGACAGTAGAGTGTTGTTTTCTTTTACTCAAAGCGAGAACTGGGAATACCACAAACAAACAGAGGCAACATCCATTAAGATTGTTTACGATCCACTAGATGGAACAGATGAGGATAATGCCATAAATGAAACAGAAAAGGTTTTTCAAACAAACGCAGATAACAGAATATTTACTGATGACACAAGACTTGACAGAAATGAAAGATGTAGATTTTTAAATAATATTATTCTTATGTCTGGAA